TCTTCTTTTTCTTGTTTGAGCAAATGTTTTATAACCTGGCTCCCCTCTATATAAAGCTATGCTTGGGGTGTTTTTAATTTTCTTGTATTTTTTATAACCTCTAACTGCTGCACCTACTCCTCTAACTGCAGGTCCAACGGCTGATAAAGTCAAAGCTGTATCTGCAACATTAAGTAATCCTTTTTGAAAGCTTGCTCTACTTCCAGGATTTTTATTTTCCGCTCTGCGCTCCATTTCTATTCTTGTTTTGATTGGCGATTTACCACGTCTTCTACCGATATTTTGTGCCATTATTTATCTCCCTTACCAGTGTCCTGTTTTAACTTATCACGCATGATGTCTAACTTATCATCTGCAACTCGTATTCTTTCCTTACCCGCTTCTTCATTATCTTCACGTTCCATTTTTTCTAAATCAATACGTTGATCAAACTCATCTGCTTTTCTTTGTTCTTGTGCAACAAACTCTTCACCTCTGCGCTGCATGTCCATAGCTCGTAAATCAAGTTCTTGTTGTTTTAATCTGACTAATGGGTCGTCTGATGGTTGTTCTTGAGCAACTAATTCTTCAGTTAAAAGTTGAATACGCTCTGCGACAATACCTTCAAACAATTGTTGAAATGCTTCAGGGTCAGTATCTTGTAATTGTAAAACTTCTGGCTGTTCTTGCTGTATTAAGATAACAGCTTGAGCTCTTGCTTTGAAAGATATGTGTTCACTTACATGTGCTTGTAGTAAAGCGTACACTGCTGGATTCATTTGTACCATTCTAGTCCTCATAAACGCCATGTGTGAAAAGATATGTGCATCATGGTTTTGATCTTCAAAAGCTTGTGGTATTTCCATACGCAATGCAGCCGCGTTTTCCATAGCTGGGTCTTTTGGTTCAGGTTCTTCTGGTTTTTTTAACAAAGTATTAATATCTTTTGTACCTAATGCTGCATACACACGACGATATGCTTCATGTACATTGTGCATTTGCGGATTTGACTGTGCAATTTGCAATTGGGTCTGTGCTAAAGTCACTCTCTGCGACATTGAGAAGATATTTGGGTCTGCAACGGGTATAACATCAACTTCTGGACTAAAATCAGCTTGTTTTACCATTCTATCCCCGCCATAAACCGCATATGGGTACACTGGAGGCAGATATGAAGCAAAAACATTGTTCAAAAGTCTAAATTCTTGTCGCATTGCGTAGTAACAACGCTTATGTATGGCACTCATGACCCTTGAACCGCGTTCTAAGAGCGCAACTGTGGTACCAACAGCCCTATTTTTGCCATCTTCGCCCACTTGCATGTCAGCAATCGCTGCAAAACGCTGTCCAGCTTGTACCACAAAGCCTAAAAGTTGAAATAAAGTCTGACTTGGCTCCTTAAATGGTAATTGCATAAAAGAATCTTGTATTCTTCCACCAACAATGTCGACATCTCTGAACTCACCAGGTTGAAACGGTTGATCATCGTCACGAATACGCATACCACGAGTTTTAAATCCAGCAGGTAAGTTAGCTAATGTACCTGCATCAAGTAATTGTCTTAGTGATGCGGTGGCAGTCTTACTTAAACCACCAATCATGTGTATTAAACCAAAACCATAAAAGCCTAAACCTGGTAAAAATTTATAATGCACAAAAAATTCTTTGCGTTTTAACAGCGGGTCGTTTGGTTCGTAGTTTCTGTAAATAGATAATATTTCTCTTGAACCTTCGTCTAAGGTAACAATGTAAGGTATCTTAATATTCTTTTCATCACTTTTATTTTCCGGATCTTCTAAATCTAAATCAACGTGCATCTCTAAAACATTAAATTGGTAATCACCCTCAGCATCTCCAGAACGACTTTGACCACTTAATTCGTTGTATTTATCTTGTACTTCACTATCTTCCATGCGACTAGGTAAAATATCTACATCACGATAAAAACCTATTTGTTGTTTTTTTAATATATCATTTTCGCTCATACGAACTAAATGTGTAATACGCTCACAGTCTTTTAAATCTGTAGCATAATAAGGCACGACTAAATCTTCTGCTGGTACAAATTTAGATACTGCTCTTTGCATAACATCGTCGAAATAAACTTTTTTAAATGCAGATCCAGCAAGTGGTAAATAAAATAATAATTGATCAAACTCAGGAGTGTACTCTTCCATTTCCTCAGTTATCATATAATTCATAAATTCTTCGACACGTTGTGCTTGTGCTTCTTTTTCAGGAGTCAAGGCACCAACGACTTGTGAGCTTACTGGCCCGTCAGAAGGTAACAATTCTTTATATGCCTGTGCTTGAAATTGAGTAACAGATTCAGCCAACATTGGATGTGTTACTGAACTTGCCCCTTGGAAAGGACCATCTTCATTATTGTATTTAAAACCTAGTAAATCTAATCCAGAAGTGTATGATTTTTCCCAATCACCCCTTGATTCTTTATCTTTTTTATAATCAGCTAATAACTCATTTGCGATACCTGTAAGAACTCTTTCGTCCATGCCCTCAGCAAGGTTGACATAAAAATCTTGAGCTTCTTCTTGAACTGGCTCTTCAACAGCATCCTCGTCAGTAATTTCTACATCAACAGGTTCAACTGCATCTATTTCTTCTTGGGTTACTTCAATATTATCTTCGACTGCCATCTACATCACCTTAGTTTTTTTTGTTCTACCTAATTTACATTTAGCTTCAACATAAGCACCTTTTTTCGCTTTAATCTTTTGAAAAGGCATGGCTGAGGGAACTTTGCCAACATTTTTTAAAACATTAAATCTTTCATTAGTTTTTGCTAAGAGTCTTTTAGTTGCTGCATTTCTATCTTTTGTTAATTTAATTAAATCAGGTGGTTTAATTTTACTTTTTTTTCTTTTCATTAAATCTTGAAAAATTTCTAGTTTTTCCAAGAAGTCTGTATTCATAGGTTTTTTTGTTTTTGTATCCATATTTAGATTTTACCACGCAAATATATCGACCACCATACCACCCTTATGGTAGCCATACAATTTAAAGTTTTTGTCCTTCATGTTGGGTGTAACTTTAATAGCAAAAGCATCATAGTATAAAGCAGGATCGTCTGCGTCTACTTTGATATATTTTAAAGATCCACCTCTCATGTTGATATAATCTATTGCATCTTGTTCATTTTTAAAAGCTACTATGTGTTCTTTTAACTCACTCTCTGGTAATTTACCTTTACCCATATAGCTATTAAGTCTTGGAGCACCAGCACCTTCAGTTTCAAGATCTGAAATTATTTTAAATGGTTTTTTTGGATCTGATTTTGCTATTTTAATGGTTTTTGCTTCGGTGCCATATTTTTCAGCTAATTTTTTCATCGCTTTTGGTAACGCTGCCATTTTATTGTAATCATCTTTAGAAAAATCTCTAAAAGTGTCTTCACCAGTCGCAGGGTCTACTATTTTTGTTTTAGCTTTACCACCTTCAAAACCCGCTTTGCCTCGAGCTGTACCATAGAATTCATAATTGCCTATCAACGGGTCTCTTTTTAAGGCGTGAAGTCTCTCAACAGGATTGACTGCAACCCAAGTATCTTTCTTGTATTTTCTAGATGCTACCATGTTAATTAATTCTTTAATATTATGATTGGCCTGTTCTTGTCTATCAAAAAATGGTTGAAAGGTAATATTTTCATCACCTCGGTAATAATTACGAGGTTGACCCCGTCTATCAAACCTAGGCTCTGCCATTTTGTTGTAAAACTCTGCGACTTGATTGTTAGGTGCATTGGGATTTAATTCTTGAAACCTCCCTTTGCCTCTTGTGGTTTTAATGTTTTTCTGTCCCATCAAAGATTCGTCAAATTTTTTAAGTTCCCTTTGAATTTTTATCATTTCAGTTTGTTCTATACCCATACGTTGATTATCAATCATTTCTCGTATTTTGTCATACTGAGCTGATAGATAATCTTTTTCAATATTTTTTGATGGCATTAAATTTACTGGGTTTACTCTTTTTTTATCTTTGTCTGCTTGTAACAACGCTCTGTTTGATTGTTGTATGTCGGCTTGAATTTCATCAATGGTAAAAACTTTTATATCTTCATTTGTTGTATTAGCTAGATCATCAGCACCTTTTGTTCTCATGCTATAACGCATATGATAAAGCTGTTCACCAGTTTCTTCATTAGCTGACATTTTAAGATCATCATAATGTTTACCTAACCCTCTACCTTCTATTAATTGATTAGGTTCAAAAAAACCATCTCTGTTTAAAAAATCTTTATCTCTAAAAAATACAGGTTGTTCAAAGTATCTTTCCGCGCCTCTCATGCGGTACACTCTGTGACTTGCATTTTGTGTACTTGCAAAATCTAAAGGGAAGGCATAGTTATCTGCTTTACCAGCTTTCAGTGCATCATCTATGCTGTTTTCTGCTGTTTGTCTTAATAAAGCCAAATTAGATTTATCG